AGAGGTAATGTTGCTTTCTCTACCATGAATAAAAATAAAAAAAGCAACTTCAAAAAATATCGAGGTCAAGGAAAATGAAAGTAAAACATTTAAAAACTAAAACGATAATTGAATTAACTCCAGAAGAAACCAATCAATGGATTGAAACAATTAATACATTTGATAAAATTGTAGATAATACAGTAGAAATGAGTGATATGTATCTATCAGATTTAGGTAAACTACAAACTACTAGGTGGAAACTAACTCAATTGTTTGGTCTTTCTTACAATCGAAGTGAGTATAAATATACTAAGGATAAAACATGAACATATTTTATTTTGATGATTGTCCGGTTGAATCAGCACGAGCACAACCTGATAAGATGCTAGTTAAGATGCCCCTGGAAACAGCACAGATGTTGTGTACTGCACACCGAGAGTTAGATGGTGATGAGTATGCAGATGCTAATGGTCTTTACAAAAGAGCCTATTGGAATCATCCTTGTACTATCTGGGCAAGAGAATCTAGCTCAAACTATTCGTGGTTGTATCGTCACTTTGTGGCATTGTGTATTGAATACAGTAGCAGATATGGAAGAAGTCATTTGAGTTTTGACAAACTCTCTGGCCCTCTCATGACACTACCTCAAAACATTGAGATAGGAGACATGACTACTGTTGCTCAAGCTATGCCTGATGAGTACAAACATGAAGACCCAACTGTTGCGTATCGTAGATATGTGATTAATGAAAAACACTATGCCAAGTGGGAACAGAACAGAGCTAAACCTACATGGTGGACTACTCAGGAGGTAGCGTAAAATGAAATTTAATATCATAATAGGGGCTGTGTTAATTGCTATGATAGTGGCAATGTTTAACATAGTAAATATAACTACAGATAATATATCTGAAAACAAGTCCGGACTTACTAGATTAAACAAATCTTTTTTGTCTCTCAGCGAAGAGTTTCAAAGCGTAGGTAGACAAGCAGAGTTAATAGAATCTACCAGAGAAAGCTATAGAAATTCTTTGGTTGAGTTATCAAATAGATTAGATTCTATGGATGAAACAAACTCAGAAATATACAGAATATTAAAAGAGTTAGATAAAGAATTAAATCCAAAAGAACTTGGGGTCAACGCAGGACTTGGAGTTTTAACGGGCAACCATGTCTTGGAGGGCAATTAAATTATATGTATGCATCACTTAATATAGCAAACGAACAACGAACATTAACACGTAGTGAGTATAGAATTTTTCAAGATTTTATTTGGGATAACTATGAAGATATGTATACTGAAAAGGTTGGGTATGTGGTAAATTATAATCCAGGTGCCGATACTTTTTTAGTAACTTTACCAATTAATAATGTAATAAGTTTTGTTGATTTATTCAACGAAAGGGGTTGACTTTTTAGTCAGCAAGTGTATAATAACTAATGCAATAATGCCAAACCATAGGAGAAAATAAATGGCAATACAACAAGGAATAGCCTATTGGGCTAGTGTAAAAACACCTAATACCAAGTTCGAACCCTGTTATACAGTGGACTTAGTAGTAAGTGATGAGGTGGCGAATGACTTTGAAAGTCGTGGCTTCAGGGTTAAAGAACTGACAGTCAATGATGAAGTTGTTGGTCGGTCTATTAACTTTAAAAGAAAAGTCAATGGTCCAAATGGAATGGTTCGTAAAGCACCATTACTAATGGATGCTGATAAAGTTCCAATGGATGAAAACGTTGGGAATGGTTCTAAGGTTAGAGTTCAATACAATGAGTGGGAAGCCACTAATAAGTTTGGAACTTTCAAGGGCCTGGACTTTCAAGCTATGCAAGTAGAAGAATTAATTTCTTATAAAGCCGGAGACGGAGATGAGTTCGATACTATCGAAGGTGGCGAGGAGTTCTAATGCAAATAACTATCCAAGACAATGTCTATGAGATAGACAATATCAGTGATGAAAAAATAAAATTAGAAACTAGTGTTTTAATTGCTAAGATTAACCATCATAGATTATGTTCAGAAGGTTCTCAAATTCTAGTTAATACTTTTGAAACTAGATTGGGCGATGTTCTCAGACCAAGAGACGAAGCTCTGGTAAAACCTACAAGAGCACGAGATGAGAAGGGGCACTATATTGCAGACGACCCTTCAACTTCTGATGTAAATGAAGCTTGGGAAGGTGGTAAGAAATCATCTAAGTCTAAGTCTTCTTAATTATAACTATGCTAGGACACAGATTAAGTTCTGTGCCTAGCTTTTTTTTGGGTCAAACATGGAAAACAATTTAAAATTTGTAAAGTATCATCAGCCTTGTCCTTCATGTGGTAGTAGCGATGCTCTATCACTCAACGAGGATGGGTCTGGTAAATGTTTTAGTTGTCATAAGTTCTTTCCTAGTATTGATAAACAATCTGAATTTAAATCAAGCCAGGTAAAAACAAGTATGAAAGAAACAATAAAAGAACTGAATGCACATGGTGGTGTGTTCGCAAAATTAACAGATAGAAACATAGCAAAGGAGACTGCTGAAAAGTATGGTGTCAAAGTTGTCTATGATTCTAATGGTACGTTAGCTCAACATATATATCCTTTATATATTAACAATGAGCTTACGTCTAATA